ACACACAAGCGGCCATCAGTGCCAGTTGTTTTGGGTCTGCGTAGCGACTGCTCTTGCCCGTCTTGTAGTCAATGACTCGGGCTTCTTTCTTCTTACTGTCGATGATCAGCAGATCGGCTATGCCTCTGTACCAAACATCTTTGTCAAAGAAGCCACAAGGTGCGAACTTACCGTCCACCTTCTTGATGCCCATCTTTAACTCACAAATCTTTTCACCGTCAATCTTCATCAGCTTCTCAAGCATGGGTTCCATGTACTTGTATTGCTCGGGGATCGGTGTGCCATCCCGCACGTACTCTTCGGCGGCGGTGTGTACCGCAGTGCCATATAGCATTGCTTCACTCTCAGGCTCTTTGATATCTTTCACCACACGCATGTGGTAATACTTCTTTGGGCACTGATCAAACAACGTGATGCTTGAGTAACTCCATGCGGGTGCTTTTTTCATTGGGTGTTTCCTCTTGCTCGAATTTTCTCCACGTACTCCGGCAAAAGCCACGGATCTACCATCTTGGCAATCGCCTCACGCTCATGCTGTGCTACTAGCTTGGCAAAGTCATCTAATTCAACACAAATATCAAATGACTCCATGCCCGCTTCTTTTGCCATACGAACAATATCTTCTCTAGTCATACTCACCATCCCATTCATCTTGAGGCCACACCAGTACAGGTGTATCAATACCTAAGTAACCGCCTTCGATATTGAACTCGATAAACTCACGGGCTTCCTCGGCATCCATACCATCGCGCATCAGAATATCTCTGATCTTCTCAGCGTCATACACCAACACACCAACACGTTGTTGGTCGCGCCATATAAGCGCAGGGCCAATGATTGCATCATCGTAGTGGTCGTACTTGATCATGTCGCACCAACTTTCCCGTTCATCTGCCCATGCAATCTAGGCCAGTGTTTGTTTAGGTTTTCCATCATTTCGTCTGCTTCATACTTACACAACCCCCACTCAAGTAACATAATCATTCCTTGATTAGGTCTTTTTGATCTGTCAAAACATTCCCTAGCTTCATCTAGTGCGGCGCATTGAACATGCCTTAACCAATAGTAATCAGCCAAGTCTACAATTCGTGGTCGCCCTCTCATTTTTTCATCCCCCTAATATAAGAAGCGAAACTTGCTATCGTATCTTGTCCAAATGCACAGCGCATCTCTTCGATTGCTTGAGCAACTTCTTCTATGGTGTCGTTGCGCTTGTCGTCCAGTTGTTCCAGTGTGTCAAGCAACACTTTACGTACTGCTTGGTAATCTTCTTCGTTCATTTCTTCTCCTTTAAACAGATACATGTAAATCCACTTGCGTCATAGCCAATGCCATGACAATACGGGCAATGCTCATCCGTGACCGCAGGGGACACAGGAGCAAATAACCGCTTGATGTATTCAATAAACTCTCTCATTTTCTCTTCTCCTTTTCTGCGTACATTTCCCAAACAATTTTTGCGTTAGTACCCCAAATGTCACCGACCAAATACTTCAACTCTTGATACATATCAGGGTTTGCTGTCTTCAAATGTTCTACCCATTCAACATCAGAGACCATTGGTTTTAGCTCGTCCCACTTCTCACGCAACTCACGATCTGCTTTTGCAATCATGTTATGCGTTGCTATTTTTTCGTCAACCTTTGCTTGTGCCCGTGCCATATCTCTTTGATGTGCGGCGTTACGTTCTTTTGCCCACTGTACTTGTGCCGCTTGCGCTTCTAATTCTTTACCCGCTCTCTTGTCTGACAACAGACGTTGCCCAAGCACCTCTCGCAATTTATTGGAACGTACTGGATGTTTTAAATCACGTACCGCTTTCATTTCAATCTGCCTAATCCGCTCACGTGTTACATCAAACCTAGTGCCAATTTCTTCTAGTGTGTAGTCGTCTGTCAGGCCAATGCCGTACCGTAAACACACTACCTTCTTGGCTCTTGGGGTCAACGTATCCAACACCTCTTCTACACGCTCAACCAATTCTTTCTTGAACACCTCTTCTTCGGGGTCATGACACTCACGATGCTCATACGGTGGGCATGGAATTTCGGGCATCATCCAATCTTCTTTGTACCCGTGGTAGTAATACGCTTTATGCAACTCAGCACTTGCACCCACAAGAGTACCGTAGGGTATGGTGTGCCCTTTAACTATTGCGCCGTGTGCGCGTGGTTTTCTTTTAACAGTCTCCATAACTCTCTCCTATCCCTGCCTCGCAGTTCAATGGAATGCCCTGTGCCCATGATGGTACAAATCGCATGCACTCCATCACATACGCCATAGCTTCCTGTGCTTCTTCTTTTGGTGCCACACACGCTACAGCATCATGAACAGTGAGTACCACACGATACTTCCTGCTGATCTTGATTAGCTGTTCGCCAATGATGCAACGTGCCAAGCCCTGACAAATGTTCTCTGTTAACTTGCCGCCGTACAGCTTCACCGCGCCTTTGCGTGAATCATAAATATACTGGTCTTTTCCGTCTTTGTCTCGTACTTTTCGTAAATTTGGGTATCTTTGATACAACCCGTTGGGCATCAGGATTCCCTCTGCACCAATACTGATACAGCCGTTACCCCATGTAGCAGTACGCTTCTTACTCATAGCATCAATCGCCGTGGAACCGGACTTCCATAGGGTGGGGATACTAGGATAGGTTTCACGGTAGGTAGCGATAATCCTTGCAGACTCCTCTGTACTGACCGACACACCGAAAGTCTTGAGTTGCGTTTGGAACTTCGCACTGCCCATGCCATAACCCGCTCCAAGAATGGTGGTTTTGCCAACAAATCTTTCAGACGGGGTGACCTCTTCCCTTTCCTTGCGGTAGATAGCCGATGCCATGATCTTGTATACGTCCTCGCCATTTCTAAATGCCTCCACTAAATCTTTCTGCCCTGCAAACCATGCAAGTACCCGCGCCTCGATCTGCGCAGAATCGCAGTCAATGATCACGTGACCCTCGGGTGCAAGGATGGCCTTCTTTAGCTTCCCTGCGTTTGTGCCACGTGAGGGAAAGTTTTGGAAATTGATCTTGTCAGACCCTCCCCAACGCCCCGTGTGGGCGGCGTAGTAGGAGAGGGGAACAGGTATCTTTCCCCTTCCCGCAATCCCGATGAGACGCTCGGTACGTGTCTCTTCCAACGTAGTCTTGTTACCCAATCGTGCCGCAACAAGTGTCTGTACGCGCTCATCAGGGTGCTCGGCCAAAGCCTTGAACCCTTCATCAGACTTAGCCAAGGCCAACGCTTCCTTACCCGTAGTCAGACTGATCTTCATGGGCGGCTCAACACCTAACCCACGCAAGACTTCAGCAAACTTTTGGTTGGACATCAGGTCTTCAATGTTCGCACCACATTCATCAAGCAGGAGCTTCTTACGATTCTTCACCTCTACAAGATGTTGTTGTAAGAGAGATTCATCTAGGCGGAGCTGTGGCTCTGTGAACATCCGGATCGTCAGGTCAATCAGCTTCAACTCAACCTTCTGAAACATAGGTAGCAGGGTCAGAAACAAGTCGTATGTCAGGTCAACGTCATTGATACAGTACGCCCCATACTCTGCAAGCTGTTGCTCTGAGAAGTCACGCCGCCGCAGGTTAACGGCCTGTAACACTTCCTCACCCTTAACGCCTAGTTCATAGTGCAGTGCCAACTTCTTGAGACTGTTGCCTACCTCGATGCCGTTGATAGCACGTGCCATGCTCAAGGTATCTGCAATAGCTTTTGGTCTGATATCAAAGTGCCAGTTCAATATCGCCATGTCGAACATCGCATTGTGTGCAACCACCATGCTGTTGTCCCAATCGAATTGATGTAACCAAAGGTCGATCTCAGCCAACGAATCACTGCACCATTGTGTAGGCTCATCGTTGACCTTGACCGCCACCCCGATCACCTCGAACCGTGGGTCACGTACATACTCTTCAGTCGTTTGGGTTTTGAACCCCAAGTCCTTAGTGGTGTAGTACGTCTCAAAGTCCAGTGTTATGAGATTCATTCGTCTCTCGCTTTGAGCATTGCTTCTGCTAGTTCATACGCTTTTTGTGCCGCTTCATGTGGGTACAAGTCGTAGTCCCCAGTTAAGAAACTCTGCATAGCCTTTGCCGCAAAGTAATCACGCAAGGTCATGCCGCTTGAAATCTCTGATGGAAATGCCGGTTTGTTCATGTCTGTCTCCTTAAAAGTTCAATCCAAAAAATGCTTTCATGTATGGCTCAAAGTCAGCCACCTTAAAGATACCCATCTCACCCGTGGGTCGAAACCCAATGCCAATGTCCTCACCATCTAACGTCCACAACAGATAGTCACCTATCACAATGGCATGATTTGGTACGTCCTCTAGCTTGTAGGAACCACGGAATTGTCCATCCGCAAATACTTCCCCGAACATACGGGGTGCATGATCGCTCATCGCACACCTCCAAAGATTTGATTAAGTTGTGTGTAAATAAACTTGGCCTCTTCTAACTGCATAGAGTAAGCGCCGAGTGATGTAGAGATAGTGATGTGCAAAGTTGTTGCACCAACAGCCAGTGGGGACGTGACCACGCGCTCTGTACGTTCTGCGGG